TTTGATTTTTTCTCCAGATTCATATACAATAAATACAATGCTTATTATACCATAAGTTAAAAACGTTTACAAATAGTTATCATTGGTTTTCAATAGTTGAATTTTTACTTATTTTTCTTTAAAATCATTTTCGTTAATTGCTATCATTTTTTTTAAATCGTATTCATCATCGTATTCATTTTCACACTCATATTTGCCCGTATAGTTGAGAAGGTTGCAATTTAATTCTAATAGTTTCCAAAAGGATCAGTGAGTAATTTCGCTGTTTTTATTTTTAACAAAACACCGTTTTTGACAATAATACACCACGATTCCCTCTTCCTATTCTTCAAGAAAGCGATTTTTTGAACAATAGGATTGTAATTTGGGTTTCTAATCGTTAAAAATGCCTGTTTTTGCAAAATAGAAAACCGTGATGATTGTCACGGTTCCTGCTCGTCTCCAAATTTTATTTCGGCTTCACGTCGCATTTTTAAATGGTATTCAAGCGAAAAAGAACGCTCCTAACCCTCTATCTATAAAGATTTTTCAAGACTTTCAAGCGATTATCAAGCGTATTTTAGAGCAAACAAAAAAACCGCAAGCCTGAGCCTGCGGTAAAGAACTATTCTTTGTCTTTGTTTTTGTTTTGATTATTCCCTGTAAACAAACCAATTAGCCCTAATGCAGTAGTTCCAGTTAAAACACTACCTGCAACTTGTTTATCTGTCGCTATTAAGTAAATTCCACCGATAATAACAACGAGGGCGATTAAAAAGCCAAATAACTGTCCCAATTTATGAGAAGAGATATTCCCTGATAAGTATTTATCTTCCATCTCTCTACGATGTTGGCTTTCTGCAATACCATTATCAATAATCTTTTGTGCAGCATCAGGATATAGCTCTTGATACCCTTTGAGGATATCTGGATGTGGTAGATCACCTTGATAGATTTCCAACTTCTGCAGAACTACTTGACGCTGTTCATGTGGTAAGCGCTCGACTTCATCAACAATATTATTGACTTCAATCAAATCTTTATTATTCTCGGTATCCAAATTTCATTACCTCTTTCTGAATGCCCATAGTTGATTTCTTGTAATCACTTTTGACTTTCTTCCAGTCTGGGACTGTATCAGCTTTTACTTTTGGAATGTTCTGGTTAAAGCTAAAAACAGGCAATACAATTGCTGTCATACCAAGTAAAAAAGACTTAAAGCATTGAGGTTGTTTTGTATTTTTTAACATACCAAATTCCTCCTACTCGCTCCATAATATTTTTTTGAATTAACTTGATTATGACATCTTTCTTTAAAAAAGTCAATGTTTCTTACTCTTTTTAACGAAAAAATCCCCACAAGAACGAGTCCTGTGGGGTAGAAACACATTTTAGAAAAGTTTTCCTTTCTATTTATTTTTTAAGATTATTTAGTTGTAATCAAGCCTTCTGGCTCAACTGTGAACTCTGGTTTATCTGCCATTGTTCCGTCTGCCTTGAGGAAGTACCAACCTTTTTTATCTGCTGATTGGATAAAAGCGTTAGATACCATAGCGCCTTCTTTACCGTCTAGGTAGTACCAAGTGTCCTTGTACTTAACCCAACCCGTCTTCATTGCGCCTTCTACATCGAAATAGTACCACTTCTCAGCGATTTTCTTCCAACCTGTGGCCATTTCGCCCGACTTGTCAAACCAGTACCAGTTACCATCTGAGTGCTTCTTCCAACGATCTGCAAGCATGTAGCCTGACCCGTCGAAGTAATACCAAGTATCATTGACTTTTTCAAACTTGTCTTTTGGATAAGAGCCGTCTGAGTGGACATACCAATAGCCTGTATCATTCTTCTGCCAGCCTGTTTCGGCGCCTAACCCGTTCTCAATGTCTCGCTTAAACTGTTCACGGCTAACGCCCCATTTAGCAAGATAGGGATACGGGTCAACGTGGTCGCTACTGTTATCAGGCTGGTTATTGGTGCAGTATTCATGCGTTTTGATACCTGCCAAGTCATCTGTATCAAGTGTCTTCGGCAATCCTGCTTCATCTGCTAGATTTCGTAGCAATTCGATGTAAAGGCGGTAGTCTGTCATGAACTCTTCTTTAGTTGAATGGCTTTCAATCAATTCAACTGCTGCATAGGTCTCAGCATTCCAACCGCCACCAACATCATAAGCTCCTTTATTGACAGGTCCAACCTGCATTACACGACCATTACCAACAACGTGAGAAAAGAAGCCTGAATCAACAGGACGTCGCATGTGGTAATCTGCTTCATTTTGAGCAGTTGAGTTTCGGTTGCCTGTTGAGTGGGCGTGCACTTGACGGAAAGGCTCAAACCCAACAATCGGCAAGTCTGTACGTAGTCTGCTTGTGTCAATATCCATTGCTTATTCCTCACTTGGTTTCTTGTATTCTAGCGCTCGTGCGCTGTCTGTGATTCCGCTTGTCGTTGGGTCGTTGACCAAACCGATTGCAGTCAAGAACACGAATACCGCATTAACAAGCAAAATCAGCTTGTTGCCGATATCACCCAAATCCAGATGATATCCAAAGACTGCTGCACCAGCTTGCAAGACAAGCAAAAAGGCTGGAATTGCAGTCAGCCAGAAAAATTTATTTTGTAGTCGTAGTTTCCAATTAATCATATTATTTTCCTTTCTAGCGCCTTACTGCGCCTAAACTTTCAACGGTTTTAGCGTTCCAAATGCCTAATTGATACATAACGCGAACAATATTTCTCTGATTATTCCACTGGTATTCATACATGGAACCTCTTTCAGTCAACCTTGCTCTTGTCCAATCGTAATCATCTGCTGATTTTAGCGGATTCAGTACTTTCACTGTATCGTGCCAGTAATCAAATCTCGCTTTTTTCCACTCATCCAAACCAAGAATACCCATAGATGTTCTAATTATCGCGTTTGGAAAATCATAGACTGGAGGTTGATTACTTAATCCTTGGGTTCTTTTAGCGCCCAAAATTGTAAGGTTATCTCCTACATCTAGACCACAACCGTTGTCAAACCATGCAATAGGCGGTGTACTATTCAAATCAATCGTATAAGCCATCGGCGCTCGTCGTGGTGCAGGTTTGATAGAGGCCAGTTGTTCTTGCAAAGTCTGATTTTGCTTTACTAAAGATTCCACTTGATGCTTCAAGATTTGATATTCTGTTTTCCCTTCGATATAATCTTTCGCTTCAAGCTCTGCTTTGCTTGTGTAATCCGTTTCGAATCGTTTCACATCCCGACCGACCGCTTGAGCAAATTCCTCTAAATTGCTCATATCAATCACGCTTTCGCTGCGTTATATGTTGCGACCAAATCAAGGTTGGCAAACTCATCAATACGACGTCCGAGATCAGCCAATTTTTGAACGACTGCGCCTTCAGTATCGCCACTCATACTAGAGATTTTTTCAGCAATCTCTTTCAGTGTGTCGAGATTTTCAGGAACACCCTCGCCTAAAATATCAGCTTTCACTGCGGTTTTAGCCTGCTCGATAGCCTGCATTAACGTAGCATTGTCAATCTTTGTATTGATTAACTGCACCATTGTCTTGTTATCCGCTCCCAATGCGGAAGCGAATGCAATTAATTTACTTGTATCCATTATTTCATACCTTTCCTAAGTTGTAGTACATGAGTAAATCAGGGATTTCCTGACCTACTCCAACTTCACTAAGTTGTTTTTTTACTTCTTCAGCGATGTCCAGCTCCTTGAGAGCATGGACTTCTTCTGTGACCAATTCTTTATCTGAGGCTACTATCTTGATGTGGGTTTCTTTGTCACTTGGGAAAATATATCCGCCAGCGCTAATCTCTAAGCGGTATTTCCCAATTGGCAAGATAGTATCCAGATTAAAATTCACGCTTGAGTTTGTGACAGTTACCCTCTTCTTCCATTGGTACTTGCCCATGGTCAGACTAACGACCGCCACCTCCCCTTCCAGAGAGAGGACGGCTCGATAATCTTCGTCTAAAAGGACAAATCCAAAGGTAGAAGCTACATCACCCTGCTTGATGAGGTAACCGCCATCAACTTGAGCGAGATTGGTCGTATTGAGATTACAGACCATTCTGCGCCCCTTTCTCATTTTCAACTAAGATGTCGTCTCTAATCTGCAACGCTTCAAAATTGTTGTACAAGTGGTCAATGTAGCCATTACCACCCAAGGCTTTATAGCTTTTGTGCATATTTTCGACTACATAGAACTCATCCTTTGTAGTAAACCCACGTCGGATGGCTCTGCGAATATCACGATCAAGACGCATCCTCATGGTTACAAGATGTGCCTCATCGTGCAGTTTTAGCTTTGCTTGTACTTCGTCAATTTTGGTGTTGCTGTCGCATGCAGTTTCTTGAACATCTTTGATTTTCCCTTTTACATCGTCCAATTCAAAAATGATTTGGTCTGTTAGTTCCTTTGATTTCTTCGGCATTTTATACCCAAGCCAAGCAACGACGATTGGCGTGGCAACTGGTAGCACGTTCATGAAGAAATGCTCTGTTGATTGTAAGACGTCCATAGGCACCTCGCTATTCTTTAGGTTCGTACTTCCATGCTGCGCCCGTTCCGTCCATTTCAAGACGACCATTTCGGGCAAAGTCACTGACTGGTTCGCCATTGTAAGTAAATTCCTTGTTCAACTGAACCAAGATACGCTTGCCTTCTCCGTCCACTTCAACGTGTGCTGGGTCTTCAAGAGTAATCAAGTCATGTGCCATGTAATGCTTACCAATTTCAGCAAGTGGAATTAACTCAATCAATTCCTTGTAGTTTGTTCCATAAGCGATTGTCTTGCCTGCTACGGCATTTAAAACGACCGCATGGATGATTTTTCCATAGCGGTCAGTTTCTTCTTGATTATGCTTAACTGCTTGTTCTGTAGCGGTTTGTTTCGCTTTAGTTTCAGCGAGTTGATGTGTCGCTTCTTGCAATTTCGCTTGCGTTTGCACGATGGCGCTTGTTGGGTCAAGTTCAGTTCGAATATGGTCCAGCACTGCTTGAATCAAAGTCGCTTCATTGTCCTGTGTATGGTCGCCGTGAAGTTCTACTTGCTCGTAAGAATAGCGTCCGTTGTTTTCCATCTTAATTGCGACTACTGTTACATTTTCTGTACCTTTCAAATAAGGTTTAATTGCTACTTCGTAATTCATTAGTTAGTTCCTTTCATTTTAGCTTGCGTTTCCTCAAATAATTCTTTTAGAGCTGGGTCATATTCTAGAACCTCTGTCATCGTGTGCAATTCGCTTGCTGCATACAAATAAAGAGCCTCATTCTTAGCTGATGCTTGCTCACTGACTGCTAGTTTTTGAGTCAGTGAATCAAGTGTTAACTGATTTACTACTGCGTCCATGTTGTTATTCATGCTATTGTTTTCTCCATTTTTTCTATTTTTTGATTTAATTCTTGGATGGCCTTAATTAAGTAAGGTACCAATTCAAATGTGCGATATGAGTATGCACCATCAGGGTTTTCAAAAAATGCTTCAGGGGCATATTTCTGAACATCTTGAGCCATGATACCGCAAGAGATATCCTCGATTTTGCCATCGTATTCTTTGCGATAGCTATATGTTTTTAAATTATTGATAGCATCTAGACCAGAAATTTGACTATCTTGAATATTGGATTTATAACGACGGTCTGAGATTTCTTTGTTCATAGGAATCCAGTCATAACTTGAATCTTTATAGTAGAGGTAAAGATAGCCATTACGAGGGGTAATTTTTGAATATTTATCAGAATAGACCCACGTTCCTCCGTCGTAAATGATATTGCCAGTTACTTTTAGATCACCATGTATGATTGGTGTTTTCCAAAATTCAGCAGTGTTATAACAATACATTTTGCCATTATTTTTCACGAACCATGCATAGTATCCAGCTTCACTCCAATTGTGTCCCCAGTTAACCCATAGCGCAGTGCGTCCATCTCCACCTGTGCCATCACCCATTCCAACCGAGAAGTGATTTCGACCGGTTATCCAACGGCCAGAACCTGAATCATGTGTTCCGAGCTGGAAGCCACCAATCCAACCTTTGTAACCCTCTAAAACAGTTGAGCTAGAAATGACAGACTCGACTTTTGTCGCAAAGATACGTTTAGATGTCAGCTGGTTAATAAAAGCTTCATTTGCGGTGATTTTTCGAATAAACGCATCGTCAAATCTCACTTTCTCAGCCGTGACCGCTTCAGCACCTAATATCGTAGTCGTGACGGAACCAGCTTCAAAATTGGCCGTTTTCAATTTATCGATCATAGCTGACTTGATAACTGCATTATCAATCAAGGTATCTCCAGTGATGTGAGTCAGCTTACCAATGATACGGTTGTGACCGTTAGCACCCAGATTAATTCCAGAGATGATATCTCCAGCTGAGTTGATGTTCTGAACCGCCCACGAACCAGCTAATTGTCTTTGGACAGTTTTAAGACCTTCATTCTTAGACACCTCAACCTGGAACAGCTGATTGGTCATAGCCATACGAGCTACCTTGTCAGCGATACCGTTCTCAGAATTTCCAAGAATACGCTCATAGAGCTGACTGGTTTCCTTTACACGCTGGAAGTCAGTAGTCTCAACTTTTCGTGCTAGTTGATTGGTCACATTCGCAAATTGACTATCAGCATTTGCTTTGTTTGCAGAGACCTGATCAGATATTCTACCCATTTGTCGTTCAGCATTATCCTTGTTTGTAGCGACCTGAGTCTTTAAATTTGAAATCTGATTATCTGTGCCTTGTTTGTTACTGTTTATCCGATTTGAAAGATTTGAAATCTGAGTAGTGGTTCCTTGCTCACTGCTTGTAAGTCTATTTGATAGACCGCTGATTTGACCGCCCAAATCTTGCTTATAAGTAGTTATCTGACTTGAAATATCCGTGAACTTACCATCTACAGATTGACGATAGCTTGCGATTTGACTAGCGATTTCTTTATTCGCACTAGTTTTAACAGCTTCAATCTTCTGATTAATACTTTTCACATCTTCTTGATAAGTCGTTTTGCCTACATAGTCCTTCTCAACTAGCTCACGTACAGCCGTCGCTTGTTTCGCGCTTTCCTCACGAGTGTAACGCTGTAAAGCTTCCTGTCGCTGACCGTCTTTATTTACATATTCCTGAATAGCTGATAAGTCAGTCCGCAATCCCTGAGCTGTCCGCTCAAAAGTAGCCTTAGCTTCAGTGATGAGGCCATCAGTGTCTTCGATTGCTGGGCTCCAGTCAGTCGCTAGAGTGCCTTTTTCAAGTTTAATCCTACGCACAGAGTAGTTATTATTTCCACCGTAGTCATACAAGGCCATCTCTCCCCTCGAATAACGAGGGTCATCGTTCGGAAAGATAACTGGACCCGTGAACGTGAACCGTTGCCACTCTTTGCTTGGAGTGATGTCAGCGCTAGCCTTCAGACCGAAGCGATTTGTTTGATAGTGATAAAAATGTAGAGGACGAATCTCGCCACCTTCGTTGATTTTTAGATCAAACGATAGGGTCCATGTCTCCCCAACATTTTCTTGTGAAAGATATGAATGTAGAGGAAACGAGAAGAAACGCGTACTTGTTCGAATCTTCTCAGAGTCTCGATAATAGTTTCTACCACCGACCCGTAAATTTGAAAATTCTTCTCGCAATTTCCCAGCTTCAGCCACAACCAAGGTCTTGTCTGCCTTGTCCTTGGTTGCGTTCAGGATCTCCTGACGGATAGAGCCAGCCTGCACCTCAAATTCAGCCATACTCAATTTCTGATCCAGCTTGTTCTGCGTATCTGTCTCAAGACTCTTCACAGACTGCCTAATATTCTCAGCAGTCACATTGAGTGTGCTGATATCCGCCTTGGTTCTCAGTCCTTCAGTCAAACGCCTCACACCAGCATCAAGCGCATCAGCGCGCTGTTTGAAATTGGATTCAACGGCTGAAATCTGACTATCAGTGTCTTCGATTGCTGGGCTCCAGTCAGTCGCTAGAGTGCCTTTTTCAAGTTTAATCCTACGTACAGAATAATTATTGTTTCCACCATAATCATACAAGGCCATCTCTCCCCTCGAATAACGAGGGTCATCATTTGGAAAGATAACTGAACCTGTGAACGTGAACCGTTGCCAGTCCTTGCTTGGAGTGATGTCACCGCTAGCCTTTATCCCAAATCGATTTGTTTGATAATGATAAAAATGTAGAGGACGGATTTCACCCCCTTCATTGATTTTTAAATCAAACGATAAAGTCCAAGTCTCCCCAATGTTTTCTTGGGAAAGGTATAGATGTAGAGGAAACGAAAAGAAACGTGTACTTGTTCGAATCTTTTCAGAATCTTGATAATAGTTTCTACCACCTACTTTAACATTCGCTATCCGACTAGCCAGCTCCTCAGCTGTCTGCACAAGCTCAGATTTGCTGGCTTTACCATTTGCCAAGTTGGTCAGTTCTGACAGTCTGCGAGTCGTAGTCTCTTCATACGTCGCTTGCGCTGACTTCACACCAGCCAACTCATTCTTGGTCTTGTTAAGTGCTTCAATTTGCTTGGCAATCTCAGCTTCAGCCTTTGCTTGCTTCGGTCGAATATCGTTCGCGATAGTCCGTTTCAGAGCGTCCAAATCACCCGACAGAGCCGTCTGAGCGCTCGTAGTCTGCGACTTAAACGCTTCAAGTCTAGCAACAGAATCCAACCCAATCTGCTTGGCTTCCTGAGCTAGTAAACTGCTGGCACCAGCGTTTCGCAAAGCTTCCTCAGCCTTACGCTTGGCTTCTTTCAATGGCCCGTTGTCAAAGCTGTCGAAGCGCTGATTGATAGTATCAGAGAGTTCTTGCTTGACTTCTTCGGCCTTAGCCTTGGCAAGTTCGATAGCATCCGTAATATCTTTCTCACGCTTGGCAAATTCAGCATCAAACGCACGGTCAGCGTTGGCGATTTCCTTTTTCAAACGTTCTTCAAATATCTGATGCAGATTTCGACTTTCATTTAGAACGGCATCATTTACAATCCCGCCAATCGCATTCGCAAGACTGGACTGGAATGTCCCAAAACCTATTGATTTTAGGCGTTTTGCCATTGGCGAATAGGTATATTTGGTGATCTTCTTACGAACATCAAGTCCGTACCATTCATGATAGATGCTGACCACATCGAACATCCGAACTGCTACATCGCTCTGGCCGACAACAGAGATTTCAAGGTTGTCTTCCAGCATGTCACACATACTTGTCCGAAAATACTGCTTACCGTATTCAATCAAGCTAGCTTGGTCTTTGACGTTCTGGTCATTGACCTCAACCACTGCTTCATAGATTTGGCTATATTTCCCAAGTAAGGGGCTATCAATCACTACTACATAATCAACGTCAGGCGCCTTTTCTCCCTCGCCCTTAACGGTCGTTTTAAAGGTTATACGAGTTTTCAAAGATTTCGTTGAGGTCTTATGCTGGTAGCTGGACAGATTTTTCTTGTACATAAAAAGCGATTCATTTTCTGAACCGCCATTTTTCAACAAGCGTAAGTTGTAGCCATTTCGCACCATATCTCCGCCCCACTGACCAAGGATAGAATGCTTGTCTTTGGCCAAGACCTCCATAGCATTCTTGTCCTTGATGTTGAGCGTATGTCTATCATCAATGTCCGAAAAGAAAGAAAAAGGATTGGCTCTGGTAATGCTACCAGCCAATGCGCTCAAAACCCTTGTACCACTAACACGGTCAACATCGATAGAGCTGACGATGTAGTTATTTAACAGGCTGATAACCTGATTGGCATAGACTTGGATATATCCTTGTTGTTTTTCAACCTCAAAAATATAAAAATCCTGCTCACCATGCAGATCATCAGCTGTCAAAAAGGTTTCCTCTTTCAGCAATTCCCACTTGGAATCCGATGTAGGAAAACGAAAGGTCAGTTGATAGGTATTGTTCCGCTCCTGAACGATTTCATCATTGTAGGCCTCGTTTAAAGGTGTATTACCCTCAGTAAGATAAATCATAAGATATACCTCCAATTCGGCCGAACCGTGACCTTACGAACTGCACCAGTAAAGACCAGGCCGTTATTACCAACAGCTAACTCAAAGAAGCCTCCACGTTTTCGTAGCGTATTTTGAACCGCACCATCTGCGTTGTAGATATTCTGTTTCTTATGTCTACAATCAATGGTCACTTTTCGTCTAATGCTCAAGTGCATGGTTGTCCGTCCGATAGTCAAAGAAATATCTCCATCCCCTTCAATCTCAATCACAGGCTCGCTATAGACAGAGCCTGGATTGTTGATATTACCGCTTGCGGTAAAGATAAGAGGAGCAACATTTTTTTGATAACGGAATGGTTGCATACTCAGCTTGAGTTCTAGTTTCCAGCCGTGCATTCCTTGAGGTTTGTATTTGGCACTGATGAAATCAGCATAAAATAAAGAGCCTAGCTGGTAGCTAAATTCTAGCGTATTGTCATTTGGTTGGAATCTCTCAACGATTTTAGACGGGTCTACCGTCCTTGGGAGGTAAAATGCAAAAGTCCTTTCGTAACTTTCGTAAGCACCGTCCAAGACACGGTAATTCCCGTTAACCCCAAATAGGGTAGCTGTTTCTGAGACTTTAGGTTTAGCAGCCTCTACCTCGCCAAAATCGGTCACAACACATTTGGGAATGGTTGAAGTATTGAAACCATTGATAATTATGTATTCCATTAAATTCCCTCCCTAGCGTAAATCGCACCTTGACGTTGGTAGACGCTCATTGAAATTTTATCAGCGTCCAGATAAGTATCTGACGGCTTTTCAAGGATAGCAGTAAGGATCTTCTCCATACTTGCTCTCAGAATCGCTATCTCAGACACGGTTTGACTGTCTTTTGCCTCGATTTGAGCACTTGGCATGGCCAAACTTGCTTCAAGATTTTTGGCAATAGTTGGTGTCCCACTCAAACCAAAATCATCGTTTGAAAATGCGTTTGAGATTTCGCCAGCCGATTTCTTAACATCTTTGAAACGGTCTTGCAACCCTCTATTCAAACCTTGCATAATCGCATTACCAGCAGGAATCAAGAGCTTGCGGTCATACTCAATCGGACCTTTGTGATCAGCAATCCAACCAGCAATACCAACGACAAAATCAGTAACTGCACTCCAAGCAGATTTCAAACCGCCTAGGAATCCATCAAGGATAGCCTTACCTGCTGACCATAGGTCAATGTTTCGAATGCCATCAAAGATACTCGTAACATTGCTTACAAGGTCACTAACGCCTTGCTTCATACTCTCCCACGCTCGCTGAGCTCCTTGGACAAGTCCATCAATCAGACCTAATACCGTTGACTTCAACCCTTCCCAAGCACTGCTTGCGACAGATTTGATAGTGTTCCAGATATTAGACAATATCTGAGCAAAGCCATCAAAGATAGCCTTACCTGCAGCAGACAACCCGTTCCAAATTGCCTCACCTACACCCTTTATAGCATTCCAAGCGGTGCCCCAGTCACCATTGATGATAGCCATGACTGCTTTTATAATGCCACTAATGACATCCATAGCCGTCTGAATAGCAATCTTAATCAACTCCCAAACCGTTGTTACAACCGTACAGATGTTGTTCCATGCCCCTTCAATAAAAGGTCCAAGTATATTCATTGCGGTTTCAATAATGGATTGAATAATCGGCATAACCGTCTGAATAACTGTCTGGATGGCATTCCAAACCGTTGTGAACGTTTGTTGAATCAAACCTTGATTTTCAGTCCACCATAGGGAAATACCGTCCCAAACGGACCTAATAAAATCAACAACTGCTTGAATAATTGGAGCAACAACAGCCATCATATTGTTCCAGACGGTCGTAGCTGTTTCAACAATACCATTCCAAACTTCTGTCAAGACTGGTGCGATAGACTGCCACACACCAGAGAACCAATCCATGAAGCCTTGCCAGATTTGTCTACCCATCTCAGTTTGAGTAAAGAAATAAACTAAACCTGCAGTCAATGCAGCAATCGCTGCGATGGCAATTCCAATCGGATTGGCACTCATTGCAGTAAATAGACCCGTGACTGCTGTTTTAATTGTCGTTAAGACAGCAGGTATTCCAGATAGTAATCCCGAGACTGCCGAAAATGCTTTAAAAGCTAAAAATGCAGAACCAAGAGCGGTAACGATACCGCCCATGATGCTTCCTAGACCTTCGCCGAAGATTCCACTGAAAACACCCTTAATTCCTCCTAAAATAAGGTTAGGAATTTGTTTCAAAATATTTCCAATCATCGGAATTAGGTTTCCGAAAAGAAATGTTGATGTCGTTTCCATCAAAGCTTGTAGTGCAGGTTGAATATCTTCACCCAAAGACAACTTCCCAAGAACGTTCTGAGCAGCTGCTTTCATAGACTCAAATGATCCAGTAAAAGTGGTTGAAGCCTCATTTGCAGTTGTACCAGTAATTTTCAACTTTTTCTGAACTACAGAAATGGCGTTAACGATGTTCCCGAATGACATGTCACCATCTTTTACAGAAACATTTAGCTCGTCTTGCTCTTTCTTATAACTAGCTGCGTCCGCTATCAAGCGCTTCATTTCTTGTTGCGTACCACCATAACCTAGCTTCAAGTTGTCCAGCATGGTGTAGTTCTGCTTGGCAAACCCTTGATATGACATCTGAATACTATCCATAGATGTTCCCATCTTGTTCGCATTATCCGACATATCAACCATTGCCCTGTTAGCAACATCAGCTGCTAAATTGACATCTCCACCTAAAGATTGCAACAAACTTGCTGAGAATCCTGTTACATTCTCCATATATTTATTTGCAGAAAGTCCTGTAGTCCTATACGCTTCTTCAGCGTAGCCTCTTACTTTTCCTGCCGATGTTTTAAAAAGCGTCTCAATACCGCCAATAGATTGTTGAAGTGCTGCCCCTTCATTCAATGTAGCACTTAACGCTTTGCCAATTCCAGCTGCTGCAACAATCTTTTTGAAAGTTCCTACTAAATTTGAACCGAGGGATTGACCTGCACTCTTTCCTGCAGAGGCAACTTCACCACCCATTTCCTTTTGAATCATGCCACTAATACCATTAGCAGATGGAATAATTTGTACATAGGCTTTTCCTAATTCGGTTGCCACTATTCCTCACCTCCTGTTTTCGCAAGCAAAGCCTTGCGATAATTTTCAAAGTCCTCACCAGATTCAAAGACGAGATAATCCCTTTCGTCACTCTCTTCTTTGTGATTTTTTGTTAGCATTTCAGCAATTGACGGCGGGCGATTAACACCTTTTTGGCCATCTTTTGTTTGCAACCACAAAGAGAGTGAAAGTCTATCTACGATACTTGCAAGTAACGTCGTTTCCAGAGGGGCGATTTGGTCAGACATAATCTGTTTTATCCGCGAATCATCACGCAACCCATACGCAAAAACAGCCACCTCATTTAAAGGTAGCTGTTTATAGTCGTATATCTGATAGGTTTCCGCGAAATCACAGATAAGAGCATCCTCGTCTAAGGCAATCATCTGAGCAAGGACTAAGATTTTTTTAACTCTTTATTAGCTTCGAAAATACTCTTAATATCCGCGAATAACACTTCAAAATCAAGGAAATCTTCCCCTTCTTCCAAATGATTCAAGAATTTTTCGGCTTGTTCTTCACCGAAAAGAAGATTGAGCATTTTTTCAGCTGCTTCAAAATCACCTTTTTCCATTTTGGAAGCTGCACGCATGAGATAAAAGTTTTTCAATCGTTTTTTAGGGATTTTGTACTCAAACCCTGATTCTGTTGTTCCTTTTAAGATTTCTTCCATTTACTTTACGCTCCTTGAATGTATTTGTAATGTGTATTTCCTTGGTCGTCTGGTAAAGCGGTAATAGTTAGTTCATAACCAATTGGCTCACCATCCTTGTAGCTAACTTCTCCAATTTCGCTCACCTTGCCACGAGGAATGACGATACGTTGGAAGTTTTTGTTTTTTAGGAGAATATCAATTACCAATGAGTGCTCTGGTAATTCGTTTGAATTTGCCTTAACAGTAATCCCGGTCGATAAAGTTCCTGTAACATTATCTGCACCATAAGCTTCTTTGAGGACTTCTACATTAAGACTTTCAATTAACTTAAATTTAAAGGTATCTTTCTTTTCGGTCTGAGAAGACAAGACTGTTTGTCCGCCCCAGGCTTTGACTTCTTCACTTTCTGGTGAGTTTTCATTAGTGATACCGTCTTCCGAGATATATCCTAACGATTTAAATACTGGATTTAAATCTGATTTTGAATCAGTTGGTAATAATGTACCTAGTGGTGCACTTGCAATTGCTCCACTTGCTTTCGGCTTAGCAGCCGTTACATTTGATGCTGATGCAGTCGTCATATTCTTTCCTCCTGTTGATTCTGCATTTGGTGTTCTTACTTCTGTCGCTTCTAATTCTGGCGTCAAAACTACACCTCCTTTTTAAAAATAATTAATGTCATATACCGCTTGATAGCGATATTGCTTCGTTTCCGTGTCTGTAAAGTTGTAGTCACTATTGTGATGCACACCGCTGACTTCGTTGACTGTGATGAGATTCTCAACTACTTTCTTGACTTTCTCATTCAGCTCAGCAGCCTTTTGAAGTGATGGTGCATAACTTTGAAAAGCGAATGTAGCGGAATGAACGTAATCACTTCCACCACTTCCTGTCTTTTCAAGAATGACATAACTCTCAGGCATATTCGGTTTATGTTCAAAAAAAGACGGAACATCTAACTGTCCGTCCAAAAATTTCTTTATAACTAATTCGATCATCTCATAGCCTTCAGTAAAATATTATGTTTTTTATTTCTAGCCATGCTCTTGATGTCAGTCGTACTAATCTTTGCATTGGCACGCTTCTGCCCTGACGATACAGTCAATTCAAACCCCTCACCAGCTCGGCTTGCAATCCCTTGCCCCTTTTCTCTCAAAATGCCCTGCATTTCGGAAGAACGTAGCAAAGCAGACACGCCAGCTGAGTTTAACTGGAATTTCATATCACTCATAAACTTCAACCATGACCTTTCTATTCCACGATAATGGAATCATTGACTCAATCCCCTCTTGAGGGATGCCAATTGTCCGCCATTTTCGACCAAAAAACTTAACCTCACGATTTTCCCACTTGTTGGTGTCCCTTTTGGGAATACCAAGTGTATATTCCGCTTTTTTTCCAGTCAAGTTCATTTGATTAATGACGTCCTCTGAGGAAGTTGGCGCAACCAATACATTTTGAACCTCAATCTCAACATCACGATAGATTGGATGACCGAAATCATCGTTACCAATTTCTACCTTGTCCACTAAAATGACAGGGATTCCTTTTAGGTAGGTCATAAATTTCAATCGCTCCATATCGTTGTTTTTTCTTCAAACCAAGCCTTTTTAGTTCGGTGTCTTTGATAAAGAGACCGCCTCCAGGAACAAGGTAAGAACCACTAAACGAATAACCCAAGGCACTTTCAGATACCTGAGTCATTGGTTCATGGTCTGTTGAGGTCATGAGGGTTCGTGCCACGATATCGACCGTGACAGACTTGGCAACACTAGCGAATGACACGCTCTCAGCTACCATGTCGTCAAGGTCTTTACCGACTTTTTCAGCTTCCACTCGCAAAGAATTAGATACAACTTCCAACAGAGCCTCAGCCCTTGCACGCTCATCAAATTTCAACGAACGCCACAACAATTCCAAGTCTTCAATCTTTGCAAAATTTCCCATAGCTTAACCCTTGTTTTCCTCGTACAAGGCTACCAAATCGGATTTTTTTGAACCCTTATCGTAATCAACGCCCAATTCATCCAAACTAGACTTCAATTCCGCTACAGTCATATCTCCTCCGCTTGGTGCCGTATCTTCCACAGGCACCCAATCTCCGCCAAGAACACTCTCAGCGGAGATAATCACGCCCGTTTTCGTATCACGGTATAAAGCCATAAAACTTACGCTTTCACACGAGCGAAGGCATCTTCATCAAGGATACCCCATCCAATAAAGGCTTCCGCACGCAAACAGATTTCATTGTAGGCTTTAAGGTCACGACCAGCACCGTCTGGATCACCGTATTCAATGATTTCCATCGGAATGTTTTCAGAATACCCCCACTTGAAGCGGTTTTGGAAGTCCCCAACGATAGCATGATCTGTTTCAGCAGTTCCACCAGTGACAGTAAGGTTCTTGTTGATATCTGATTTCATGCCATAGAACGAATCTGGATTTTGACCAAAACGGAACTCAGGATAAACAGCACGTTTATCAGCGTCTTTTAGTTTACCTAATGCGTGACCTGCTGTTGGTGACAAGGCAATACCTGTTACCTCGCAACCACGGGCAATAACCTGTTGTACTGCATCTTCAATGTTTTCATCAATTTTTGCTTCATCATACGCCACGATACTTCCACTAATCACACCATCAAATGAGTTGGTTGCACGGAAAGAAGCGTCTGTCATTGTTTTCGGCTCCAAACCATGAAGAGCAGCAAGGTCAAATGCTTCCGCAATCTTCTTAGCAAAGCCGTCCATATATGCTGACAAGAAATTCATTTGTTTTTCTTCAGAGGCATACTTGAACTCATCTGTAATACGAGCTTGGTAGACAAATTTAAGCGGTTTGATAACTTTCGAAGTCAACTTCGCTTTATTTCCAAGTTTTTGTTCTCCCTCACCAACGATTTGAGCATTTCCTTCAAGGTTAAAGATGAATTGCTCCACACCATTAAATGGAATTGGGGTTTGTGCTGACAATTTAGCTAGTACAGATTTCCCCTGCACCTTGCTGATTAATTCTGTCACTAGTTCTGGTTTAAAAAGTGTTCCAGCTTTCATTGCATTATCTGCCATAATTTCTATTCTCCTTTTGGTTGTAATTCATGAAGCATCTGCTTCATTTGCATAGTTTTGTCATCACCCATAGCAGGCTCAATATCTCTTAGTGGCGCTGGAGGTGTTGCTGGACGCATAAAGCCAGCTAGACGCTCAGCGTCAGCCCTTAATGCCTCTTCGTCAGCACCTTGAAGACGGTCAGCTAAGTCATAAGGCAAGCCATTTTGTAAAGCGATACGAGTTCGCAAGCTAGCAGTTTCATAATTGCTCACTTGCCCCTGCAATTCAGTGATTTGAGCATCTAGTCCTGCTCTGGTTTGCTTGTCATCTTCAACAGTAGACTTCAAGGCACTGTTTTCAGATTCCAGTTCTGAAACACGTTTCTTGAGATCATCATAATCACCGAATTTTTCACGTTCACGTCTGATACGTTCCTTCACAATATTATCTAGCTCTTCCTGTGTTTCAATCGTTTTAAATTCAGACATCTTCATGTCTCCTTTCTCCTGCTTTCCCGGCAGTTCGGTAATTTTTTAGGCATCAAAAAAAGCAGTCTCTCAACCGCTCCTCTTAATAACTGATTTTTTGCTTTTTCTTAGGCTTAGTTGTCAAACAAGCCCAATGCGCAAGCAAGGCGCTATCCATCAAGGAAATATCCATATCCGCAAAATGCGAGCGATAGCCAAACCCACCGTTTGAACCGATATTCCGCTTCTCACAGTTGGTTGTGATTTTCTTCAAAGACGGTTGACCAGCATGGCACAAGGTCTTTTGATAAATACCTTGTTCCCACATAGAGTTAGCCACGATGATTTCCTTAACCGTAGGCAATATCACGCTCTTCATGCGTTCCTTTTTCAACTCTTCATCAAGGATTTTCTGACCGCTTGCCCCATCGACTACGATAGTAGCCACATCGGCACGCTTGACAAAATCCAAGATCCAGTCATTTCCATTACGGACTGACTGACAGTCAATCGTCTCAACAAAAATCCGCTCATCTACCGTACGAACAGCAATACTCAATGCCACGTTTGCGCCATCTTGACCATATTTGACTCCGACAAACAACTTACCTGATAAATCAGGCATAGAGTCAACACACAACTCATTCCATTCCGTTTCCGAAATAGCAGATTTCTGGTTGTATTCAGGCCAATAACCCAAACGCTGAACATTATGGTCTAGCTTATCATCACCAAGCTCAGCTTCTATCTTCCGCTCATTCAAATGGTAACCCATAGAGGGATTGGAGTTATACCAGGCATCGACATCATCGATTTCTTTTTCCTCAGAAACCGACCACTCCGCCCAACCTGAGCATTTTCCTTTCCCAAACAGGCAAGTCTTACGGTAATTTGTGAATACCGTCCCATTTGAAACAGGTGTAGGAGGTGTTCCACACATGATTGTGATAGGATTCTCACTATCCGTAACTGTGTATTTCAAAGCAGATTCTTGCTCGGTCGTGTACTCCTGAGCCTCGTCAATAATTAGCATATCAAAACCTTCACCAAGACCACCATTTGATGTCCTAGTACGAAATTGGATAACACCACCTGTTGAATAAAGTTCAATACGCTCCTGCCCCTTCGCTCGAATGGAATTGAAATCCTCACCATCAACATACCCCATCTTTTCAAGGTATCGCTTGATCTTTTCAAAAGAGGCATGAGATGTAGAAATTCGGTGAGCCGTGTGCAGGATATTTAATCCTTCATGTAGCCCCCAAATTTCACCAATATATAGTATTTCAGATTTACCATTACGACGAGGGATAGAATAACCAAACTTCTGATGCACCCATAGTCCGTTTTTATCTACTGCCATTAAAGGCAATAGCAGGTTTTTCTGCCAAGCATAGCAAGAAAGCCCTGTCCGTTCGTAAAGTTCAATCGCTTCTTTAGCTTTTGAATTTTTCTTGACGTATTTTAAAATCACCGATTGAGTAGGATTCTGATTGCCAAGTTTCTTTCTAGCCATCCACTGCTCCTTTCAATCGTACCGCATGATAACCCTATCGCTGGGATAAAAAAAGCACCCTTTCGAGTGCTTATATTAGGCTACTTCTGCTAATAGTTTTTCCATGAAATAGACTTGACCTTTTCCAGTAATTTTTGTAGTTTTACTGTTACGAATTGTTCCATTAGGTTCATGGTGTGTTCGTTCTTTAATTTCAAACAATCCCCTATCCATACTACGCTGAGTTGGCATATTCCAAGAGTCCCCTTTTCGGTTAATTAGAAATCCATTTTCACGTAGCCAAATAAACAAACGATTCTGACCAATTCCCAGACCATTCTGACGGAGCAACTTAGCAAAATCTCCAATCAGAATAGATGTCTGACTAGCTGACACCGCATTAGCAAACAAAACTTTTGGCTTGTCAGCTTCCATCTGCGCTTCCAACGCTTGTTTTCTAGCTCGCTCCTCTTTCAATGCCTGAAAGGCTGCGATAGCTAAGTCTGGATCGTTTAGCAACTGATCCGTCGCATACAACCCATGCTTACGAATAGAGGGCAGAACTTCGCTAGTGACCCAATCAGCAAATTTCT